CACAAAAAAAAAAATTTTTTTTTCATTTTCTCTTTTTTTACTCCTTAGTACACTAACAACTCATACCCCTCCTCTACACTCGGCTCATTGTAATGCTTATTATATACACTGTATGCTAACTTTTTAATTGTCTTCACAATCCGCACACTCTTTGTCTGCAAAAGGCGATTCTTTATTACACTTCCCAATATGATAGTTTGAAATGCTACCTTTTCTTGAGCAACCAGTGCAACCACCCGCTTTTTTGCACTCTGTAGCCAAATGTGGTAAGTGCATTCTTACATAATGTGAGATTAGTGAACCATTGTTCTTTCCTTGATATTTACAACCAAGGAAAGAACAATTTTTTAGTATAATTATATGATGGTTTGAAATGTGATGGTCTAACCGTGTTTGTGCACTAAACTTTTTTTCACAAAATTCACACTTATATGGATCAATTTCTTTTCCAACTTCTGCCGCATGCTTTATGCTGATATGCATTGAAAATGTTGAACCCTTTTGAGAACTCCATTCACAATACGGACATTTTCCATTACTTGGTTTTGCAACTAACACGCACGATTTTGTTTTGCGTTGTTTTGTGTTCATAGTGTTTGGCGTTTAGAGTTTGGTCTTTAGTTTTTTTTCTTTTGTTCTAATATAGTTAATATAGTTAAAAAAAATAGATTTCAATTTTTTTTAACTATAACAAGATTGTTATTTTTTGTCAAATTTAGGGTTTGCCTTGGTCTCTTTCTTTCCATACTTATTTAAAAAGTTTAAAAATTGTTCTTTCAATGTTACACTAGTAATTACATAAGGATGTATCTTTGCGCTTCTTTTTTTTGTATTATTACCAATTTCATCATCATTTAACCATTCTTTATAATCGTTCATTATACATTATTTAGTGTTTAATTTTTAAATAGTTTCAATTTTTTATATATTTAATTGCTGTACATGTTTACCTCCGCCCATCATTACGTTTTGGTCGCGCCGATACAAATTCACTTCCTCTTACATTATCCATATTCTTGGAACGCGTCTCACACATTAAATCATTTTGTCCAATTCCCTTGATGTTTATTGCTTGATACTCATGTTCCCCAGTTGTCATCTTTTGGACTTCAAATTCAACATACTCTCCTTGCACTAAATATTTATAAATTTCATCTTTTACATTCAACGACGAGTGGTGTGCAAAAATATCTTTATTGTTCTTATCTTTTGAATTTATAAATGTAATAAATCCATAACCCGACTTATTATTAAACCATTTTACTTTTCCAGTAAATTGATTTGTGGTACTATCTACCGAAGACATTATATATATTATTAATATATAAACCTTTAAATTATTTTAATACTATATAATTAATGTTGTGTATTATTTGTAAAAAAAATAAGAGTCCATTATTTAATTTCAATAAATTAAATTATTGCACCAATCATGCAAAACTATTGGTCAATAAATTTGTTATACTAATTCAAAAAATTTATAGAGGATATCGGCGTAGAAAATATTTAAAAAATATTTTTAATAGACTACCACGCGAACTACAACAACACATATTAAACTTTAACAATCAAAACATCAAAAAACTTTATGCATGTGTTAATAGTTATATTCTTAAAAAGACATATAAAATAAAAAGTTTAAGTCACATTGAAGATAACGAAATAACACTTGATGAATTAATAAACATTATAACTTCAATTAGTAAATATTATTATTTTTTAGAACCAAAGTGGTTAAATTATTATAAATTTTACTTTAATAATATTAAAGCCATATTAGTATCCTTAGTATATAAAAAAACAGTTATATTAAATATAATTATATACAATTCTCTCAACTTTTATACAAATTTATTAAATAATAACTTTAATAAGACCGCACTAGTTTTAATAAGTAAAATAAACACATTTAATCACTTAATTAAATCTAATAGTAATCCTATAACATAGTCATAGTTGGGTTGTTGGTCATATTTCAAACGGCGTATATAATTAAACATTTTAGTAAGATTAGTGTAATCAAATGTATTAGCATATACATTTTTAAGAAATTCAGTAATTACAAAAATATCTTTTTTATATATAACATCTAAATTATTATATTCATTGTAAGTATTAGTTGGTAATAACATGTATACTAATATATATATAACAGATTCTACATCATCACGGCGCGATGGCTCATTTAGATTTATAACATTTAAACTAGAATAATTTACACTTCCTAATAATCCATTAATTTTCATACATTTATTGTGGTTTGAGCCATCGCTATAGATTTTAGCGATTCCAAAATCTATAAGAAATAGTTTATTTGTGCTATTTAAACATACATTTGATGGTTTTAAATCTCTATGAAGAATATTTTTACTATGAATAGACTTAATAATAATTAGTAAGTCTTTTAAATAATTTATTATATGCATCGCATAAGTAGAGTTATTTATAAATAATTCTTGTTTAATAGATTCGAGAGTTGTACTATAATAATCTAAAACCATACAATAATTAGTTTCATATTCAAATATATCATATAGTCTTGATATATTTGCAACACCCTTTAATTTTTTATAAATTAAAGCCTCATATTTTATTACATCTTTAGAACCAAGTTTTATAGCATAATAGTTAGTATTATATTTAACTTTAACTATTTTACCAAATTGTCCACAAGCTATATTTTCCAATAATATATATTTGTTGTTTAATAACATTTTTTAATACTAACTGCTATTTAGTAAACAATTATGTTAATATTAAATAATAAATTGTATTTATTACAATTCTTTTAACTCTTTTATTTCTTTTATTTCTTTTATTTCTTTTATTTCTTTTAAGTCCTTTGTCAACTCAACTATTTCATAGTTAGTTGAAGACTTGTATTTATTGTCTTCTTCTTCTTCTTCTTCTTCTTTATTATTATTTATATTGTAGTTTGTATTATTATTTATATTGTAGTTTGCAATATTAAATTTAATATTATCTTGTTGAAGTAATTGCATAAACAATTCAGGAATTATTGCCAAAGATCCAGCATACGTTCTATATGTATTATAGCACACTATTGTTTTTAATTCTACAAACTTTATACTATAAAACCAATATGGTGGTATTAATAACACTTGATTTGGAACTAATTGTACTCTTAAAAACTTTACTTTATTAAAATCATTATAATATTTTGGTTCAACATCAAAAATATTAATTTCTGAATAAAATTCAAGTGTTTCATAATTTTTTTTTACGTGCAAATATTTATAATCTTTTGGAGGGCATAATGTTACTTCTACTTTTCCTTGTGATACATATAATAAATTTCTAGAATTAATACTGTATTTTAATTGTGTTACACTATTTATTGAACCCATTAATAAATCATATTTTTTAGATAACATATTATATGGGCGCAAGGACAGATCACATGAGGCTAATTGTTTTTCAATTGTTGTTTCTTCTAAAAATTCGTAATTATTATAGGTAATGCTATTGATATTTTCATTTGATTTAATAATTTCATAAAAGTCTTCCAGTTTGATCTTTACAAAAAGATCATTAGTTTTATTATATAAATTAATTTCAAATGTTGGATAATTTGTTATTAAATAATCAAGCGTTATATTATGTAATGTACTATTATTAATTACCAAAGGTTGTTTCATAGAAACAAGGTCTTCAAACTTATCTTTTGACGGATTCTCAATTTCATATATTTCTAAATAATTGCTTGTTTTTATATGAGTATAAATATGAATATATACAAATAATACTATGCATAATATTAATAAATTTATAATAAGTAACATACTATTTTAATAGTTATTATTAATTTATTTTTAACACAAAATAAATTAATAAATTAAGAGTTATTTTACTAATATAAAATAACTTAATTGCTATTTACAGTGATTATATATCACTGGTAACATTGCCAGTTACATCACTAGTTACATCACTAGTTACATCACTAGTTACATCACTAGTTACATCACTAGTTACATCACTAGTTACATCACTAGTTACATGCGCAGTTTTGTCATTTATATCAGTTGGTGTAATATCTTCTATTGTGGTTGATGGGATTGTTTCTATATCATTTGATGTATTTGTTACATTGTTATTTACTTCTATTACATTAATTAAACTTTCTTCAATTTCTTCATCGTTGTCGTTAATATTAATAGTATCAAAATTTTTAATTTCTAATAACTCCGCTATTTGATTTTCATCCATAATTAGTTCATCAATATTCATATCCAAATTTAATTCAGACTCGTTATTAGTTTCATAATTAATTGTAATATCGCCGTCTTCAGCATCACAACAATAATTCATATTATTTGGTATGTTGCAACACGAATTCTTGGCTCCAAATAAGTTATTAGACATTAATGAACTAAATAATGCATGTGTTGAGTTTCTATGTTCTTGATTAGAATTTAGCGACTCTATTGACGCATTAATATTGGCAATCATCTCTTTATGAATTTTTAAAGTATCTTTAATAAAATTTACACTAGTAAATAGTTCTAAAATATGTGACTGATTAGTAATAACTGTGTTTTTTATTGAATTTAACTCACTTTCAAAGTTAGTTAAATTGTTATTATGATTTTTGTTATTTTCATAATGCTCAGTTAGTTCATCAATTTTGCGTTCTAAATGCAGAGTTTTGTTATCAACTAATGCAATTTTTGATTCCATATTAGAAGTTAATAAATCTACAACCTTAACATTGTTGTCTGTATGAAGACTAAAAAGTTGTGTTTGTGATGTTTTAAATTCATCTATTTTAACATTTTGACATGCTATTTTCTCTTCTATTAATACATTCATATTAGTAATTAATGCATCACCTTCTACATTATTTATCCCAAAATTTGAACCATTCATCCCTTCAATACTTGCTTTGACACCATTTAGTTCGTTATTAAATACTTCAAAATTTACTGTAAATAATTTATCAATCTTTTCATCTATTTGTTGAAATAATTCTTCATAATCTTCTTCTTTTGTAATTAACCCCTCTAATTGTTTTATTTTAGCTTCATGTTGCTGTAAAATTATTAACGGTGTAAGAGGTTGATTTTGACTTGTTGATGGTGGTGTTTCAACTTGTTCTACTTTATTTGTACGTCCCATTATTTGTGAACCCATTGGTGTATCGCCTCCTGCTCGTCTTCTTCGTGCCGATGCTAATGCTGATGTTGACATTATATATTATATTAGTAATTATTTTTTAAGCATTAATTATTATATAATAAATAATTATTAATTATACAATATTAATATTATTATTAATATTATTATTAATATTATTATTAGGCAACCATCTTATATTCAAGTGGTTCATGATGTTTATAATTAGATACTATAAAATCATCCACGGTGTAATCTTCAATATTTTCGTATTTGTTAATAATTTTTAAAGTTGGAAATTCAAATGGTTCTCTTTGTAACTGTATTTTAATATTACTAATATGCTCTTCATATATATGGCAATTACCTTTATAATATAAAAATTCATATGGTTCTAAATCACAATGAATTGCCAATAAATGTGTTAAAAAACAATAAGAAGCAATATTAAAGCATGTTCCGCACGCTTCATCATTAGAACGCTGATACATTGCACAACTCAATTTATTATTATTTGTTACATTAAATTGCATAATAATATGACAAGGAGGCAATGCCATTTTATCTAATTGGCAAGGATTCCAAGCACTAATAATCATTCTACGAGAATTTCTAAGTTTAGGGTCTTTTAAAGTATTAATAACATCACTAAGTTGGTCTATTCCTTTATTTGTATAGTCACTTACACAAGACTCATAATTAGCATTAAAATGCCTCCATTGAAAACCATATATGGGACCCAAATCATCTTCACTATTACTAAACAAATTTCTAGAGTCTAAAAACTCACGACTGCCATTGGCATCCCATATATGAACATTTTGGTCTTTTAGCATTTTATTATTTGTAGATCCTTTAATAAACCATAATAATTCACGTAAACAAGTTTTCCATGCAACTTTTTTTGTTGTAATTAAGGGTAGTTTGTTATGTTCGAGAGAAAAACGCATAGCACTACCAAAAACGCATAGCGTTTTCCCATTTCTACCTACAAATTCACTATTAGTAGACAAAATATCTTCTAGCAAATTCAAATACTGATTTTCTTCGTGATAACTAGAATTTCTATATTTTATTGATTCACATGCTCTTGATAACATACTATTATAAAAATTATATTAAATATATAAAATATACAAAAAATGTATTTAATATAATTTTTATAATATTATTTAGTTATAAATAATTTTATAATATTATTTAGGTATAAATAATTTTATAATATTATTTAGGTATAAATAATTTTTATAATATTATTTTAATTTCTATATATAATAGAAATTAAATGTTAGGAGGACAGTCAGAAACTGAGTTAATTGGTGGAAATACTAAATTAGGACCTGCATCATTTTTCAATTATGTATTTAATTTTGACAGTGATAATAAAGCAATATTATTGAATATGTTTCAATATATTATTATTGCACTAATCCCTGTAGTATTAGTATTAAAATTTGTTAAAGAATATATTCCAGAAGATGATGATAAAAAAGATAATTTAGAATTAATATTGGAAATATTCTTACAATTAGGTGTATTATTTGTTGCTATTTATTTTATTGATAAAATAACAAGATATTTTCCAACATATAGCAAAGTCCCTTATTCAAAATTTAATGAAGTAGGTTTTATAATACCAACATTGCTTTTAATGTTTACTATGCAAACAAAATTGGGTGCTAAAATTAATATTATTTATAATCGAGTGCTTCAATTATGGAGCGGTTCAAAAGCCCAATATTCTAATGGTAATGGCAACGGTAATGGTAATGGAACTGCAACAGTTAATGTTAATGGACAAAATATTAGAATTAGGCAACCAATTGTTACAAATAATATGCATCAAATGAGTCGGGCAGATACATTAGACAATACATTAATAGCCCCACAAATTAATCAGATGCCAAATAATAATGTGTCAATGATTGATTCGTTACCAAATATGATGAATGCTAATGGACCCAATAATTATCAAGCACAAGCTATGCAAACCGCCTTTATGGATTCAATGGAACCAATGGCGGCAAACGGTGCTTTAGGAGGTATTTTTGGTTCTACATTTTAAATAATTTTTTTATGTTATTTAATAAACATTAAAAAATTATTTTCTAAGGATTGGGATTTGCAGATTCTAGTTATTTTGATTTAGTATTACTCAATCCGCTTTTTTTGGCAAATGCTTTACCGAATGCAAGTCCAGTTGCCAATTTATCTTGAACTGAACCTTTTGAGTTTAATATATTGGTAAATCCGCTATTTCCAGCAATTGCTTTGGTCTGTTCAAGTCCACTAGTTAATTTATCTTGAACTGAACCTTTTGAGTTTAATATATTGGTAAGTCCGCTATTTCCAGCAATTGCTTTGGTCTGTTCAAGTCCCTTTGCCAATTTATCTTGAACTGAACCTTTTGAGTTTAATATATTGGTAAGTCCGCTAGTTAATTTATCTTGAACTGAATCTTTTGTTGTTTGTACCGGAACAGCCATTGGAATATCAGTTTGTACCGGAACAGCCATTGGAATATCAGTTTGTACCGGAACAGCCATTGGAATATCAGTTTGTACCGGAACAGCCATTGGAATATCAGTT